TGCCCTCGTACTGCAAGATTTGCTTCTGGAACGACGGGGCCAAGTTGGCGATGTTAGAGTAGGTGCTGGCGCGGGTGATGACTACGTCGTCGCCTTCCCTCTCGATCAACTCCATCACCACGTCCTTGGGTTTGGGTGTGGTGGAGCAAATCAGCTTGGTGCGGGTGCCCAGCCGGATGCCGAACTGGATCATGTCCCATGAGTCGCGCAGGTACTCCCATGCGGCCAACTCGTCCAGCCAGCCACCGTGGAACTGTGGCCCCCGGAACCGCTCGGGCTCCGACGCTGGGATGCCCTTGATCAGGCTCCCATTGATCAGGGTGATCTCATGCAGGCTGGAGTTGTACTTCTCAATGATGGCCGGGGGGGATGACCTTCAGCAGGCCAGACTCGCCCTCAAAGCAGGTGCCCTTCAAGTCACCACTGGTGGGTGCGGAGACCAGCCACCGGGTGCCTGCCTGCTCCCATGCCCACCATCCCAGTGTCTCTGCCGCCGCTCTGGTCTTCCCGGCTCCACGGCCAGCCAGCAGTAGCCAGATATTCCACCAGTCGCCCTCGGGCTCGATCTGGTGCTTGAGTGCCTGCACCTTCAGCCACTTCATCTGCCAGTTGACTGTGGCCTGCTCAATGGGTGACAGCTTGGCAAACTCAGCCTGTAGGTATTGCTCGTCTTCGAGGATGGCCTCTGCAACCGTCATAGGGGCTTGATGTAGGCCAGCGGCTCGTTGGTGTGTTTGACGGAGGCTTCCATGGCGTTGAGGTCTTCCAGCACTTCCCTTTGCACCAACTCAAGGTCATGCACCATCAAGTAGTTGTCAATCACGCTCCACGTCTTGGTCTCCCACATGATGCGTGGTGCCATATGCAGGCGCACACGCAAACGGTAGGCTGTGGCCGTGTGGTTGGCGAAGTCATACCAAGCCCACAGTAGGCGAAAACCGCCCGGTGTTCGGCTGAAGTTCAACCCCAGTTTGATATGGCAACCCTCTGGCGTATGGTGGATCATGTCACTCCCCTGCCTGTCGGCTCATCTTGATGGACTTCAGCAGTTCACCGAACACGTTCACGTTGTGCTCGATCACCACCGGGTTGGTGTCACTGCCTGAGTGCTCCATCCGCGCCAGCTTTGGTATGTGGTACTCGACTACGCTTTGGAACATGTCGAATGCCTTTGCCGGGTTTGGTGGCACCACGTACTTCTCCAGTATGTCGCCGCCTTCGGTCTGCTCAATCACCTTTACACCGTTGGCTACCTGATCAAGCCACTCAGTGAGCCTGTAGGCGTTTCCATCCACAAATGATGCTATGGCCTGCCTTGCATCTGAAGTGGCCTTGTTTGGGCTCCCTGCTGGCCTCCCTGCGCCTTTATTTGCTGTTGCCATAGTCCCTCCCAATAGATTTGAATTGTTTATTCAATAATTGAGGTATTTTGTTTTCATCGGTCATATTCCAGTCCTTTGTCGCGCAGTCGTTTCAGCGCATAGGTCTGAAGTGTACATCTTCAATCTGTGGCTTGTGAAGGGTTAAAGTGTTTTGTGAGGATGTCTGCCCAGATGTTGTCGCGCCTCTCGTTCTTGCTGTCTTGCCATGCCTGTTGTTCTTCCACTGTGAATGGTTCCAATGTCAGGTCGGGTTTCAGCCTGTGCCACCACAACTTTCCATCTTTTTCGCCCAGCACCATCATTCTGTTTCCAGTGGCACGTCACGCCACTCGCCCTTTTCGGACATGCCCCAGCCACTCTCCCACCATTGCTGGAGGATACGAATCAGTTTGTGGTCGCCATTGGTGTCTACTTGGCGCTCGATGAATCTCAGTTTTGCTGTCGGTTTCATTGTTTCTTCCCTTCTTTTACTCCACGTTGATATTCTTCATCCAATCGCTTGGAAAATATTTGTCCTACCCATGTCATAAGAGCAATTGCGCTTTGATCCGCATTACCCTCAAATGCCAGTCCGGGGCCGTTGAAGTCCAACACACCAACCTCTTCCCCATTTGCGTTGTGAAAGATGATGTTGTAGCTTGGCTTTGGTGCCGTAAAACTGAATGTGTTTGGCATGTAATGTTGTTGGCATTCTGGGCCTTCACTCATGATTTGCTCTCCTTCTGTAGTCTGTCAATCAATTCCTGCAAGGCATCGGTGTAGTCTTTGAGGGGACTGCCGGGCCACCATGCTGTTGTGTCACTCATGCTCACTCCTCAGAATTCGTTGTTCGGCAAACTTTTTGTATGCCCTGTGCTCTTCGTTCTCGCGCTCCAAACGTTCCACCTTGCTCTTCAAGTGCTGGATGGTGCTGTTGGCACGCTCAATCCATTCTTTGACCTCGGTAGGCATTGAGAACGTCTGATTGGCTGGTGCCTGCGCCACAGCCTTGTTGGCTACCAGAAGGCGTGGCGGTGCCTTCTTTACCGCCTTCTTGGCTGGTGCCTTTTTGGCTGGCGTTTTAGTCGTAGCTTTTCGGGATACGGACACAGGTAATCTCCTCGGGGTTGTATTGCGTGTCGGGGGTGTAACGAATGTCAGGGGCATAGGCACATAGGATCAGGAACATGACAAACCACATTCCAATCACCATCTTCCACGCCATGGATTCTGGTGGCCGCTGGCTGGGTAAATGACTCATCATCTGGTCAATCTCTTCTTTATTCACAGGTGCTCCACGATGGTTTCCAGCGCCTTGATCAGGTCTTGGGTTTGTTTCTTGGTCATAGTGACGTGCATGCCACCACTGCGAGTGCGTATGGACATCCACAACGCATCATCGTCGTATTTGTCAACAAATACACGGCCACCCTCATCGGTGTCAATGGCGAATTCAATTTCTTCTGTTTTCATTTTGGTTCCTTGGTTAAACCTGCTTCGTTGCAGTGAGAGAATTCTAACACGAAATTAGAGTCTTGCAACTTTAGGTGTTTTCCCTAGTGCTTTTTGGGTGGCAGTGGGGAGCAGGTCGAACCCATGGCTTTGTCAATTGCCATAAGGGATACCACTGCGGCGTGACCCTCTGCTACCTTGCCATCCAAGATGCTAAAAATTACACGCAATAAGGACGCTCTCGACTCAGGATGTCCCATGACCAAAGCCTTAGCCAGCAGGCTGGTAGACACATTGATCAGCACATTCATGACTACATGGTTTTCAAAATCTTCCAATGCGCTTTTAAAGAATTCGTTGTTACGCAACTCAAGGGCTTCGCTGAGTTCCGCAATGGTTTGAATTTCGTCATCGTTCATGTTATTGCCTCTGGCTTGGTATGCGGTTCAGAATGGCATCAGCGGCGTTTTTAAGGGCCGTGGCTACCTCACCCTCGTCTTCTTCTGCCGCAAGCGCCAGCACAAGCTCTGAACAGGCTTGGCGCTCAATCATGACGACCTTCTTACTTGTCTCAATTGCCACCGTCATGATCTCAGCCTTGGCGATGGTGACTGCGTCGTCGAACTCTTGTTGGGTGAAGAATGTCACCGCGCCGGAACCACCCAGCAATTGCCGGGCAAGTTGACTCACTTCTTTTTTCTCGTTCATTTGAATTTCCTCACGTTGGCAAACGGGATGTCGATATGTTTCTCAGGTGGTGGCGGGGTCATGGTGGCACTGGGCGGTGTCCAGCCATGTTTGCGCCAGATGGCCTGCACGTCGCACCCACTGTTCCACTTGAAGTCTTTGTTGGGCGTGCTGGGGTAACTGATTTTGGAATGGGGCGGCAGGGTGATTTTCTTGTTCATGATCTGCTTGAGGGTTGAGGAAGTTAGATTGTGAAGGAATTTCAGCCAATGTGAATGATCTGAAAGTGGTCACGCATAAAGTTCTGCGCATCTAACTCGTCGCGTGCAATGAGACCACCAAGGATCATGTTGTAACAGTCGCGCTTGGCGTGGTAGTAGTCGGTATCGCGCTCGCCGGGTTGGAAGTTGCGCCATTGGTTGGCCTTGGCGTTGCGCTCGATGTCGGCCTTCAGGCTGTGCTCAGAGTAGTGGGCAATGAACCCTTGCAGGTTGTAGTGGGCAATGAAGCCAGAGGCCAAGTACAAGAAGTTGTAGCCAGTCTTGTTCAGCTTGGTGATGTCGCGGCATGCGGCCAACACGTTTTTGCTGATGAGTTCTTTTTGGCGTTGGGTCAATGGTGTCATGCTAATTCCAGTGAAGTGTTGAGGGTTGCCCATTCGGCAAGAGAAACAATGCGCACCGTGCCTTTTTCGACGGCGTTAACCCAGCGTTTGGCAACCACAAACCGAGCGGCTTGAAGTTCTGTGCAAGGGATGGTCTTGTCCACCCATGTGTTGTCGTACTCGCTGTGCATCACAACGATCCAGTTTTTTTGCCAAGCTTTACTTTTCATAGTGGTCTCCTGTGGGGGCTGTAGCCCCCGTTGAAATTAGGCCGTGGGTGTGACGGTGATGCGTGCGGAACCTTCTTTGCGGAAGGAATCGAGTTGTGCTTCGGTGATGCCGAAGTGCTTGCACAATGCGTCGTAATCGACGGTGCCTTTGACGTTGGCAACAGTGACGGTCACGCCGTACTTCTCGCCACGGTGCTTGCCGTCACCGAAGGTGTTGGCGATGCTGTCTTTGAGGGTCTTGACCTGAGCGGTCAAAGCTTTTTGTTGACGATCCAACACAGCCAGTGTGTCGATGTCGTTGGTGATGGACTCGATAGTTGCGAGTGCTTGGATGGTGGCTTGTGTTTCTGTGATCATTTGGAATCTCCATTTAAACCTGCGATGTTGCAGTGGAACGAAGTCTAACACAAAGTTAGAGTCTTGGGTCAACAAGTTTTTTGTAGGTGCTTACCCTAGTGTTGTATTGTGAACTATTTATTTAGTAGTCAGACTACTAAATACGTTGGAAACGGTGACGTTCAGGGCATCCAACTCTTGCATTTTGGCTATAGCCCATGCACGTTTCTCCCCGTGCCAACCCATCTTGGAGCCCTGATGGCATGACTTGCACAAGGCCACCACGGTGTAGTGCAATCCCTGCTCGATGTGGTGTGCATCGGATGGGCCGGGCTCACCGCACACAGAGCAAGGTTGCTCCTTGACCATACCCACCCACAGGCGCTCCAGCTTGTTGTAGGAGCCGTTCATGTCACCACCTTGTCGAATGCCCGGTTGCTGGCCTCCTGAGAGCGCCACACGTCGATTCTGGCCTGCGCTGACACCAAGCCCCACCGATACGTTTCTTCGGCCTCCACGGCTGATTCCAGCCCCTTCAGCACTTCGATGTAGGCTGAGTCTGCATAAGCTTCAATTTCGGCCACTGCCGCTGACTTTGCCCGGCCATCTGACAGCGCCGACTTCATCAGCATGGCCTTCTGGCTTTTGCGGTACTCCTCCAGATACACCCGGTGTGCTCTGGCCTCTGCATACTTGCGCCCGTGGGTGTACAGGTAGTCCACTGCGTCGTTGATGTCCTTCTGGTTCATTTGTTGATCTCCTCAATCAAGGCGGCGTACAACCATCGCGCTGAGTCATTGCCGTTCTTGGCCTTGATGACCACGGTGTCGCCTTCAACACGCATGTTTTGAATCAGCTTGGCCCATGCGCGAGGCATTGCCTCAAAGTCGTATTTGCCAGCACGCATCACAATCTTGTCTTCATGTATTTCCATTGGCATTTGTTTCTCCTGAATTTGTCGTTTGCGCCAGCCGCTCATGATCCAAACCGTGCAATCAATGCGGCATCTGCGAATGCTTGGCCTGCGCCCTTCTTGTCCAGTTCGCGCCAGTGCGGCCACAACTGCAATGCCTTTGACCTTGCCTCGTCCTTGTCTTTGCCGTTGACTCCAGCGGCTTTTTTCCACGACTGAGGGGTGACATTGGTCACAGGGATTTCAAGGGCCCCAAGCACACCCATGACGCTACCAACAGCATGGCCGAAGGTGAACATGGATGACACGCCTTGGCCGGGACGGGCACCCACCTGCTCGACCATGGCTTTGTCAATGTCGAGGAACCGAAGCAGAGATGCCAGTGCGGCAGTGTTGACTCGGTTGTTCTTGCCCACCAAGTAGGTTGGCATGCGCTCCCACTCAATCGGTGTGCCGTCCTCCAGCAGGACGTATGCGCCGGACAGGCCCGGATCGATTCCCAATACTCTCATGCTTGTTCTCCTACAACGTAATCTTTAAACACCGTCCCTTTACTTGCGTCACCTTTCCAGCATTCAGTAACCCATCCACGTTTGCCTGATTTGTAGGTGCGCCAATAACCTCTAACTTGATGTCTGCGTGGGCTTGCGTGTGTGCCGCCTTGAGGCTCTTGTTTGAGCTTTGGTGACTCAATTACGACTGTGTGCCAATCGTATATAGGCAACTTTCCTTCTTTTATCTTGCGGCGATTTGTAAATGTGTCTTTTGCTGTTGGCACATATGCTTCTGCATTTGTGTCCAATGACGCATAAAACATAGCAACAATGCTGACCATCATTTGCTGGTCTTTGGGGTCAATTGGTTTGTCAACCTCGCCTACCTTTGGCTCACCGTTATGTTCAGCAAACAAAAATGAACCAAGTGCCTTGTATCCAGTTGGCTTCAATATCCAGCCAGTGACGATGGTTGCGGCGGGTTCCGCAAGCACCGACAACATAAAGTCCCCTTGTTCTACACGACCACAAAGCATCATGTTTTTGTATGGCGCAGGATGCAACAAATGTTTTTTTGGAATCCAATCAATTTTGTTTTTGAATATATTGGTTACATCAAACCATTGCATCTGTGTTGGGTCAAGATTGGCAACAGAAACCATTTTGACCATTTCTTTGATTAAAGGTGTCATGATTTGCCTTTCAAAATAAATTTAGGACAGCGCCACAAAATAAATCGTGACGGCGTTTGTGGTTTTCCGAATCTGTCCAGCATCTTGATGCACTTGTGATCAACGTAGTTCTTGCACTCAAAGCAAACCCTGCGGTCGTCACCAATGTCAATGTCTCGCTCCCACAGTTTGTCGGCCAAGTTCCATGCATCGTCAGCACTCAACCCTTGCTCTTCAAACACCTTGCGACGACGTGTGTGCTTCTCGACTGCAATGTCTATTTCTTCCCCGGTCATGCTGGCACCTTCGAGAGTATTTCTTGGATGCGTTTCTCGGTGGCCCTATGAGCGGCAATCATGGTGCGTGCAGGTAAGTTCTCCAACACCATCTCGTAGTCTTCCAGCACGCCACGCAAGGTCACAATTTCGGGGCCGCTGAGGCGTATTGCCATGCCCTTTTCCAAGTGTTTGGTGCCTGCGTTTGCCAGTGCTGTGATTGCGTCACCAATGGCATCTTGCTCGTCAGCAACAACACCCATCTCCAGCAGTGTCTGCATCATGTTCACTGCGTCAGAGACAACTTCCCAATCTCTGAGAGTGACTTCAGGTGCTCGCTCGATGTTTGCAAGGCCAGCCTTCATGACGGTGAGTTGGCGGTCTCGCTTTTGTTTTGGCAGTGGCTCTGTTGGGCTTGCCAGCAGTACATCCCAATGGCTGTAGCTGAATTTGGGTTTCATCTTTTCTCCTGTTATCCCACAACGGTGTGGTTCCTACATTCTAACGCAAAGTTAGACTTTTGAAATGGTGACTGTGGAGTCTGCTCTGTTGATGTGCATAACTCCTATGGTCACAAAATTCCAGTCGTGGCCGTTGGGGTCTGCCTCAGTATGTGATCTGGTTAACAACCGAACCTTCTTGCAAATCCATTCTTTGCCAGTCTCATCGAACACACGCCACTTGTGATCGATGGTGCCCCTGCCGGGTTGCCCGGCGGATTTGTTGTATCTGATCCTGTACTTCACACAATCTCCACTTCAGGTTCTTGTGCCTCTGGTGCCACCGCCACCGATAGGTTCATGTGAACGAACCTCATGGGCTCTTTGCTCATGTTTTTGGTGAAGGAGTGGGGTAACCATGCATTTGCAAATATCAGGGTTCCCGCCTCGGGTGTGAAGACAACCTGATGTGATCCCATGGTGATCTTGGTGGCATCTTTCTCGGGCAGGTTGATGATCACCTTGGCGTGCCTTGGATCGTGCAACACGAGCTTGCATGAGTCCTTGGGTGCGTCGATGAAGTAGAACGCACTGATCTGCACACCATGGCCGTGGATGTGTGTTTCCATCGAAGACATGTACCCATGTTCTTGCGTCCACATCTCAGTGAAGAACGTCACCAAGCTGTCCATGTTGTAACCCTGTGAGGCCAGAATGTTCCATGCGGTTTGCGACACGTACCGGGAGAACTCTTCCAACTCTGGTTCGTGTGCATAGGTTCCAGTCATAAGGGTGGCACCTTTTGAACCTTCACGCGAGGCTTCTTCGTACCGCTCAGACACAGTGCGAACCGCATCCAAAAATTCAGGTTTCTTCACCACGTAAATCGGGCTGGAAAAGTAGTGCGCTTCTTCAAGTTTGTCCATTCGTTTCTCCAAATAAATTCACATCAGTCTAACACGGTGTTTGATTCTTGAGTCAAAAAAATCGGGGTCACTCTCCCCTCATTGACTCCTTATCAATCCTTTCACCCAAAGACCCCCCTACCCCAGCCGGAGTAGAGAGGGAAGGTGCTTCACCCCACTTGCGTGGATCATCATGTGAACGGTTTTACGTTCGACCCCTCGGCTTGATGATTCGACCAGCCGACTGGATTATTCGGGAACTGCCCCCTAGCCTTGCGGCATACCAGCTACGCTTTCCTTCCGCGCCACCACGATTGGGGTGCTTGCTTTCGTGCGGAGTACGGCAGGACGTGAGGGCGAAAAAAAACCGTTAAGACAAACCCCGGTGAGAACCCACCCCTCTTTTGGAAGGACGGCACCCCATTCGGGGTCGGAGTTTGACTTAACGGCTTTCATTTGCATAGGTTCTCACGCCTTGCAACTTGCTTCAAATTCTATCAACAGGTCTCACGACATGTCAACATGTACAAAATTCCCGGTTTTCTGTACATGAGTCAATTCTCATGTCTACTTTTTGCCGATTTTTGTACATGATGGTTGTTGGTCGGTCTGACAACCCAGACAGTCGGCGATTGCAGGACTCAATGCCTTGCCATAGCGAACCAACACGACTGGGGACTGTTAGCCCAACTTGGCGAGAACTGCGGCTTTGTCGGTTTATACCTACAGCGTGCCATCTTTGCCAATCCCCATGCGTGTTAGTTGTTGGCGTTTACAGTCCGCCAACACGACCTTCTAGAGGGTCAGGAATATACCATCTCTTTCTTTTTCAATTCCATGATCTTCGCAACAACCGCAAACAGGCTTTCCCTTTGATGCAGGTCGTTGGCATCCCATCCCACAGTGTCGGCCATTGTCCAAGGTAAACCTGTACTTATTGCCGATTTTTCTCCAGTCTTGGACTCATCATTGTCGGCAAAAACATATTTTCTG